GGCCTGACGGAATCGTCTGCGGGGCTGACTTGTGGGATAACTTAACAACCCATGAGGATTGTGTGGCTCACCTATATCCTTGGCCCTCACTAAACGAGATGACGATGGGCCTACGAGAGGGAGAGATTGTCACCCTATGTGCTGGGTCTGGTATAGGTAAGTCAGCAGTCTGCAAAGAGATTGCCTACCACCTACTGAGAGCAGACGAAACTGTCGGATACATAGCCCTTGAGGAATCAACTAAGCGAACTGCGCTAGGCATCATGGGACTGCATCTGAATGAGCAGATATATCTGAACCCTTTGGAAACTACGGAAGAGGACATGAAGACAGCCTTCGATGCTACGGTAGGTAGTGGGAAGTATTTTACCTATGACCATTGGGGTTCTGTTGGAGAGGGTAACCTGTTATCAAAAATGAGATATTTAGTAACAGGAGTTAACTGCCGAATTATTTTTCTCGACCACTTGTCCATAGTTGTTTCCGGGTTAGAGGGAGGCGATGAAAGAAGGATGATTGATAACACCATGACTAAACTTCGGAGTATGGTGGAGGAGTTAGGGTTCGCCTTGATTCTAGTGAGTCATCTGAAGAGACCGGAAGGGCGTGGCCATGAAGAGGGAGCAAGGACTTCTCTAGCACAACTTAGAGGCAGCGCAGGAATCGCTCAGCTTTCTGACATGGTGATTGGATTGGAGAGAAACCAACAGGACGCCGCCACATCCAAGATCACCACTATGAGGGTGCTGAAGAATAGGTGGAGTGGACATCACGGGGTTGCTACCACGCTGGAGTTTGATGACACAACAGGACGCCTGAACGAGGCGATACCAGCCCCAGAGGAGGATGCTAATGAGCAGAACGATTTTTGATATCGAAACAAACGGACTACTTGATGACGTCACGATGTTGTGGTGTATCGTTTGTCGCGATGCTGATACCGGAGAGGTAACAACCTACGGCCCTGATCAAGCCGCCGAAGGGGTGAGTCATCTGCTAGAAAGCGACGAGCTAATCGGCCACAACATAATCAACTATGATCTGCCCGTTCTTGCGAAGCTAGGCTACCTCGAACGACGCGGTAATCCAACGCTCCCTAAGTTGACGGATACTCTAGTGATGTCTCGGTTGATACACACCAACCTTTCTGAACAGGACAGGATCAGTAACCTAAAGGATGAGGTGATGCCGTCGAAGATGGTGGGTTCCCATTCGTTAAAGGCTTGGGGTCATCGACTTGATTGCCATAAAGGTGACTACCTTGAGGAGCATGGGTTCGACCACTTCTCCGAGGGCATGCTGGTGTATTGTATTCAGGATACCGAGGTAACCTACAGGCTATACCACAAACTGAATGAGGCGGGGTGGGACACTCAATGTCTCACCTTGGAACACAAGTTTGCTGCCTGCATGGGTCGTATGGAACGCTATGGGTTTGCCTTCGACGTTATGAAGGCGCGTGAGTTGTACGCTGACCTGTCAGTTAGGAAGCTAGAGTTAAACGAAAGCCTGCAAGAGTTGTTTCCCCCTGACACCATCAACATGAAGTCACACTTCTGGGTAGCTCCTGATGGTGAGCTATGGGCTACTAAGAAAGCCGCCAAGGCAGCAGGTATTAAGGATGGTGATCTAGACAAAGGCCCACTAAAGACAAAAGATATTCCTTTTAATCCGGGGAGTCGCGACCACATAGCTGACAGATTGAAACGCTTGGGGTGGGTTCCTACTGACTTCACTAATGAGGGCAAGCCCAAGATGGATGAATCAGTCCTGTCGAATATCAAGATGGAGAACGATGGGGGTGCGTGTACTGCTCTTCAGGAATACTTGATGCTTATCAAGAGAATGGGTCAATTAGGTGACGGCAATCAGGCATGGATGAAGCTGGAGAAAAACGGCAGGCTGCATGGCAGGGTGAATCCTAATGGTGCAGTAACAGGCCGCTGCACTCACTCTAATCCCAACGTGGCACAAGTTCCCCGTGTTGGTAGCCCCTTTGGAAGGGAGTGTAGAAGTCTTTTCAAAGCTACAAAAGGTCGTACCCTCGTTGGGTGTGACGCAAGTGGACTTGAGTTACGTTGCCTAGCCCACTTCCTCGCACCTTTTGATGAAGGAGACTACGCTAAGAAACTATTGGAAAGCGATATACATGTGGAAAACCAGAAAGCGGCTGGCTTACCAAGTAGGGACGCTGCTAAGACATTCATTTATGCCTTTCTCTATGGAGCAGGTGACGAGAAAATTGGAGAAATCATTGGCAAAGGGAGGGGCGCGGGGAGGATTATTAAGAAAACATTCCTCGAAAGTTTACCGGCGTTAGCAAAATTAAAGGCTTGCATAAGTAACGTACTGTCGAGTAGAGAGTTTCTTAAAGGTCTAGACGGTAGGCATTTATATATAAGGAGTGAGCATGCTGCCCTGAACACGCTGTTACAATCAGCGGGAGCAGTAATAATGAAGCAGGCCACTATACACCTATACGAAGCTCTTACAGCTAAGGGGCTCAAGCACGGAGAAGATTGGGGACTGGTCGCACATGTGCATGATGAATTTCAAGTGGAAGTTAAGGCTGAAGGGCTGGCCTTGGTTAAGGAAGAGGCTGTGCTATCCATTCGCAAGGCGGGGGAGACGCTGGCATTCAAATGTCCCCTTGATGGCGAGGCGCATACAGGGATCAACTGGGCAGAAACACACTAGCGAAAACGAAAGGACTGGAGTGGCTATTGAAATATTACTAAAGGCAATGCTAACTGATCAAGGGTTCATAGTGTCTGACCCTTGTCTATCGACGAGTTATGATTTCATTACCGAGTGGGATGGAGTTGTGAATACCGTACAGGTGAAGTCATCCTCTTATCATAATCAGAATGATTTCTATAGGGCTGCAACTGGCAAGCGAGGTGGCTATTCTGTTCTCATGGTTCACATACCACCGGAGCGTGTGACTTATGTCATACCTTGGACTGAAATAGACAGACGATGGATTTGTATACCCGGAGGAGGGAAGCCTAACAGATATGACAAGTACAAAGAGAACTACAGTTTACTGCAGACGCCCCACTAAGATTGTGGTTCTTAATCAAACCTACAAGGTCGAGTGGTTGGCCTCGTCTGATGATCAAGGGCGGTGTGACCCTGACCTTTGTGTCATCCAGATAACCAAGGGGCAACCCCCCAAGGCGTTGGCCGCTACTCTACTACATGAACTGATACACGCCGTTAACTTTGCAATGGGTGTCACCGACAAGACAACTGAAGAGGACGCAACAGGTAAGCAAGAGACAGGCCTCTCAACTGTATGGGTAAACAACCCAAAACTTTTTGAATGGCTTCACAAACAATTTACTAAATGAAAACCGTATTACTTATTGATGGAGACATCATAGCCTATAAACATGCAAGCGGCTCCGAGGTAGCTGTAGATTGGGGTGACGATTGGTGGACACTCCATACAGACACTAAGAAAGCAAAGATCATCATGAACAAGGAGGTTGAGCGACTTGCTGCAGCACTACACGCTGACAGGATAGAGATAGCTCTCTCTGGTAAGAAGAACTTCCGACATCGTGTTGACGCGAACTACAAGTCTGGAAGGAAAAAGACTAGGAAACCGATAGGTCTCCCGTGCCTTAGGGAAGAGTTGATGTTGAACTGGCGAGCCCAGATACATGATGATCTTGAGGCAGACGATTTGCTAGGTGTGTGGGCGACTGACCCTATGTACCACGCAGGCTCAAGGAAGATTATCGTTAGCATCGACAAGGACATGAAGACCATCCCTTGCAATCTATGGAACTGGAACTACCCAGAGCTAGGGGTACAGAATATTTCAAAGGAAGCTGCCGACTACAACCACCTTATACAAACCTTAATGGGTGACTCGACTGATGGTTACAAGGGATGCCCTACGGTAGGCCCCACTAAAGCAGCACGTATTCTGAATCCCAACCCAACGTGGGAAAGCGTCGTAAGGTGTTTCGAGGCGCACGGTTTATCAGAAGAAGAAGCACTCAAGCAAGCACGACTAGCTAGGATACTACGAGTAGAAAACTATAATCTTAGGAAGAGAGAAATAAAATTTTGGACGCCTAACAAAGAATGAAAATAATAGGATTAAGCGGGAAGAAGCAGTCCGGTAAGGACACCGTCTACAGTATAGCCTCGGACATCTTGGCTCCACCTGTAGGGAGGGTAGGTTTTGCCGACGCTCTGAAGCAAGAGGTGAGTGAAGCTACAGGGTTTCGAGTAGAGTTTATCGAGGAACACAAGACAGAGTTCAGGAGTCTCCTTCAGGTATGGGGGACTGACTTCAGGCGACACTTCTCTGGGACTGAGTATTGGATTGAACAGATGGATGAAGTGATTACCTCTGTTAATAACAAGTATAAGTATCTGTTCATCACCGACGTTCGTTTCGAGAACGAGGCTGAGTTCATCAAGCAACGAGGCGGCTCAGTCATCAGGGTCGAGAGGAGGCAGCAAGTCTACAAGACCATTCAGGAAGCAACCGTGGACATTGACGTCCATGTTTCCGAAACAAATATGAATGACTATTCTGGCTACGATTACGTCATCAACAACAACGGTTCTGAAAAAGACTTACAAAAATCAGTCAGATCCATGTTAGAAACTTTGAACATTTTAGAAAATGCCGCTTGAACTTCCTCTAAATTCTGCTAATGAGAAGTTGCCTCCGGTCACCGAGGAGCTTATCGTTTGGTTGCGAAATGTTTTTCCTGACAGGATGCCTGATGTATCGGATGATCTTACTGACATAAGATATAAACAAGGGCAAGTGGCTGTAGTTAAAACGCTTACGAGCATACATAATGAGTTAAGGAGCAATTAAAATGTGTCTAGCTAGAAAACCAGTAACATTGCCACAAAAGGCGTTCGCAAAGGCCCCGGATCAGCCTAATATATTAGCCGAGGTCACTCGTAAACCCACTAGGCTTGCGGCTAAGGGTAAACCGAAACGACGCGGGTCATCACGGAAGAGTCTTGTAGTCGCCCCCTCAGGAATCAACCCCTCTTCCGCTGGAGGTGGGTCTAATGTTTACGGGAATGTATGAAAGTTGGAACGCTTAACTCCTATTATCAAGCCTGCGAAAATGCGAGAGACCCTTATTTACGTCGGGGTAGGGATGCTGCAAGCCTTACTATTCCTTACCTTGTTCCTCCCGATAGCAATAATTCTAACACTAATTACGTTACTCCCTTTCAAGGCGTGGGAGCCAGAGGGGTAAACAACTTAGCGTCGAAGCTGCTATTAGCTCTACTTCCTCCTAACTCTCCCTTCTTTCGGCTGATCATTGACCCATTTGAGTTCGCCAAGGAGGGGCAACAGGAAGAGGGCCTGAAGACTGAACTGGAGAAGGCTCTGGCTGAGATTGAGCGAGCCGTTCAGAGTGAGGTGGAGACATCTTCCATTCGTGTCGGTGTGTTCGAGGCCTTAAAGCAACTGATTGTCGCTGGCAATGTACTGCTCTACATCCCCGATAAGGGAGGCCTTCGTGTATTTAACTTGGATCGCTATGTTTCTAAGCGAGACCCAATGGGAAACATCCAATCGATTATCGTTAAGGAATCAATCGATCCTGATGTTCTGCCTCAGTCTGTCCGAGCAATCCTTGAAGAAGCAGGGAACCCTTCGGTCAGTACAATGGGGGCTTCGCAAGAGAAGACCGTCGATGTTTATACTGGAATCTACAGGAGTGAAGGGAAGTGGGAGGTCAGGCAAGAGGTTGCTGACATTAACATACCTGAAGCTGAAGGTTCCTACCCCCTAGACAAGAATCCTTGGATGCCTTTACGGTACACAAGAATTGAGAATGAAGATTATGGTAGAGGCTTTATCGAGGAATACATGGGAGACCTTCAATCCCTTGAAGGGTTGACCCAAGCTATTGTCGAAGGTGCTGCAGCCGCTGCAAAAGTATTATTCCTAGTAAATCCAAATGGAACCACACGCCCACGGGTTATATCTACTGCCCCTAACGGTGCTATTGTTCAAGGCAACGCCGCCGACGTTACGGTCTTACAGATGGAAAAGTTTGCCGACTTCAGGGTGGCTCAAGAAACTGTAAGAGATATTAAGGAGAGACTTGGCTTTGCCTTTCTCATGAACACTTCGATCCAGAGGCAGGGTGAGAGGGTGACGGCTGAAGAGATTAGATTCATGGCTCAAGAGCTTGAAGATGTTCTCGGAGGGGTGTACAGCATCCTGTCACAAGAGTTTCAGATGCCTTTAGTTAATAGACTAATGGATCGAATGTCCAAAGCAGGGAGGCTCCCCGCGTTACCTAAGAAGATTGTCAAACCAACCATTGTAACAGGCTTGGAGGCACTCGGAAGAGGTCACGATCTCAATAAGCTGGACAGTTTTGTATCAGGAGCTTCCCAATTATTGGGTGATCAATTTGCGACCTACGTAAATATGAGCGATTACCTAAAGAGAAGAGCGACTTCGCTAGGCATTGATGTTGAGGGTCTTGTCAGAACTGAAGAAGAAATACAAATGGAACAACAACAGATGGCTCAACAAGCAATGGCTCAGCAAGTAGCACCTAACGTAGCAAACGCCGCCGGTAAGATGGCTCAAGAAGACCCTGAGAAACTAGCATCTATGACTCAAGCGGCTCAACAAATGGCACAATAAAATATGGGAGAAACACAGACCGTATCGCTAAGTGATACACCGACCGGCCCTGATGCACCTGAAACAGAAGCTCAAGAAGCACCAGAGGAAAATAAAGAGCAAGAACAGCAGCAAGAGGAGCAACCGTCAGAGCGACCTGACTGGCTTCCTCCAAAATTCAACAACGCAGAAGACCTTGCCAGAGCCTACGGGCAGCTTGAAAGGAAGCTGTCTTCCCAAGATGCAGAGGCAAAAGGACTCCTTACTGAGGAAGATTTTTCCAGCTACTCAGATGAGTATAACAGGGAGGGGGAGCTAAGTGATGACGCTTATAAGACCTTAGAAAAGAAGGGATTGTCACGTGACTTAGTAGACAACTACATCAAGGGTCAGGAGATGCAGCGGACACACCAGCTAGACGGGATGTATTCTTTGGCTGGAGGAGAGGAGCAGTACAGCACTATGATTAAGTGGGCTGCTGAAAATCTCCCTCAGGATGAGCTAGATTCTTATAACCTAGCTGTTCAAGGTGATCTCGGTGTAGCTAAACTGGCCATAAGAGCTTTGCATTCTCAGTTTAATCAAGCTGGTCAGGGGACTAACCCTCAGTTAGTCCAAGGTGGTAAAGCCCCCAGCGTGATTGGCTATGGTTCTACCTACGAAATGCAACAGGACATGAAAGACCCACGCTACAAGGCTGGGGATACTACTTGGCATGCTCACGTTGAGAGGCGTTTAGCTGCCACCAACAACAACTAATAGATGAAGAAAAAACTAATCGTTATCGGTGTGTTCTTGTCTTTGACATTGAGCGCAAGTGCGAACGGAAAGAAGCCGAGTGCCTTCGGGGCTGGGCTGAAACCATCACCTCACGTGACCCTGTTTGGGCAGAAACTGTCTTGGCCTATCCCTTCCCTATGTCTGGGGAAAGCGGCTGGGGTGAACCCAGATTTCGGGGTTTCATCAGACGGGTTCAAGCTTAAGCTGCCTTACATTGCCCTCGATATCCCCTTTCCGTCCCTGTTTTTAGGAACAAAGGACAAGAAGGTGGAGGTCAAGATAGGGTCAATCGACAAATCGAAACACACACGCTGATGCCTGATACCCAACCAACCGTCCACCGAGTTCTACATGAGTATGCAACGGTTAAGAAACCGGGATATAAATCCACCGAGTTCTACATGAGTATGCTGGCTGTGGTCATTGGGGCTGTTGCTTCCTCTGGAATACTGGAGGGAAGTGATGGTTTGACCAAGGTTGTTGGCCTTGTTATGGCTGCTTTGGTAGCCCTAGGCTATACAGGTTCTCGTTTGACCCTCAAGAAACTGGATGCAGCTAATGGTAACGGCACTACTGGCAATTCTTAGGGAAATACTTAAGCTACTCTTGGAAGATGCTGCAACACCTGTTAAAGCAACGGTTGCTCCCGCTATTCCTCGCAAGCTACGTGACGCTTGGAAGCAGCGGATGCTTGACAAGTGGGAAAAAAGTAGTCTTCATTCCAACAAGTGACACGCTGGTTCGTTTAGGGCCAGATGTCAAAGGCCGTGTATACCATTGGAATGGTACTGAGTGGGAACTCTCTAAAAACAGAGTCACTCTACCTGAAGGATGGTTAGCGGGGCCTTTAGATTTACCTGAAGGGGACGCTGAATAGCCTGCAGATGCAGACAACTTGGAGGCAATCTGTAAAGGGATTGTTTAGTAGACTGTAGTGAGTGCTACAGTCGTTGAGTTGTTTAACATATAAAGAAAGGTAAAATATTATGGCATTCGTAGATAATCTATTCGGCGCACCAGCAGGTGGGTCAGCCGGTATCAAGGGGCGTACAGGTGTTAATGCACCGGCAGTCGCCGCTTCAGATGTAACAGGTCTCTTCCTGAAGAAATTCGCGGGAGAGGTAATGACGGTATTTGATGAGAAAAACATCATGAAACCGTTGCACACCCTTCGTACTATTACGAAAGGTAAATCAGCGCAGTTCCCCATCATAGGTACTGCGAACGCAGGGTACTATACTCCCGGTTCTGACATCCTCGCTGTTGACGCGACGGGGGCTGGACTGTTGGGTGGTATAAACTCGATGAGCCAAACGGAAACCCTCATCCACATTGATAAGCTGTTAATGTCTTCGACGTTCATTGCTTCTATCGATGAGTTGGTGAGTCATTTCGATGTGCGCTCACCGTATTCGCATCAACTTGGTGAAGCTTTGGCTAACCAGTTTGATAAGAACGTGATCACAGTTGCATGTTTAACTGGTTCCAAGAATGGCCCACGGGAAGACGGCGCTGGTGGAGATACTGATGGTATCGTTCCTTCGGATGCGTTCATCACCGGGCAGACTAAGCAGGGTTCCGTTGTGTTCGCTGCTAAGGAAACCAATGCTGACAACCGAGACCTAGTCAATACAGCTAATGCTGCTGTAAGTGGTGACGGTACGGAAGGTTCGTTGAGGGATACGCCTAATGCGTCTGTCATTCGGAAGGCTCTCTTTGAGTCTGCTCGTCTGTTGGATGAGAAGGATGTTCCTCAGAGTGATCGCTATTGCATCCTTGAGCCGAAACAGTATTACGAGTTGATCAACAACACCTCTGGTACTGACATCATCAACTCCTCTGTTATCAACAAGGACGTCGGTGGTGAGGGTTCAATCGCTGCTGGTACAGTCATAAGGGTTGCTGGAATTACGTTGCTTACGAGCAACCATCTTCCTAAGACCGCGCTGACTGATCCGGGTAACTCGTGGACGGGTGCTACTGGTAACTCCTATGTGTACGACGCAACTGAGCTTGCGGGTATCGTATTCCATAAGGGTGGTTTTGGTACGCTGAAACTACAGGACTTGTCAATGGAGTCTGAGTATATGATCCAACGTCAGGGTACGTTGTTCGTTGCTAAATACAGCATGGGTCATGGGCCTCTTCGCCCTGAGTCTGTTGTTGTTTGGTCAGACGGCGCACAAGAATAAGTAGATTCATAGGGTGCTTCCCGCTGGTAACAGCCCATTTTATGGGTGCGGGAAGTATCCCTATTTTTTTTTATTATGGCAGGCGAAAGTAAAAAAGAAGCGGTAGCCCCTATGGGTGGGGGTAGAGAGGGGACTCCCGGCAATGCGTTCTTCAGTCCGCGCCACACCCCTCATGAGATAACCCAATTTTTTAAAGCCCTGAACTACAGGGAACCTGTATCTCCAAAGGAGCCTTATAAGGAAAGGCTACTTACTGAAGAGGGTAGAGGATTGAAAGGGAAGCCGGGGTATTCCTATATGGATACGGCAGACAATTTAACAATAGGTATAGGTCATAAGGTAGAGAAAGGTGACAAGAAAGTTTTTCAGAAACTGTTTGGGAAATCTGTAGATTATGAGGGCCTTACGTCTGGTAAGAAACCGCTTACAAACAAGCAGATGGAGACCCTCCTTGACTATGATATAGCTAGAAAGCTGAAACGCTCCGAGAGTCTCTTCCCCAACTTTAATAAATACTCTTCCGAGATGAAGGCAACCCTCCTTGATGGAGTCTACCGAGGGGATTTATCGCAAAGCCCTAAGGCTATAAAGTTAATCAACCAAGGAAAATTTAAGGAAGCCAGTAAGGAGTACCTAGACCACGATGGTTACAGGAGGTCTAAGGCTAAGAAGACAGGAATTTACAAGAGGATGGACAGAAACGCTGAGATTATATCGAAGGAATAAATATGAGCTACGGATCAAACACAACTACGTTAGAGGCAGTCAACCAGATGTTGTCCACTATAGGTCAGTCTAGAATCTCAACTCTTGCTACCGCCGGGGAAGCTAACGATGCACAGAAGATACTAGCGGAGGTTGACAGAGCGGTGCAATCAGAGGGCTGGCACTTTAATAGATATAATAATATAGAACTGCCCGTAGGTACTGCCTACATAGATCACACAACCAGCGGGAGTGCGATAACCACTTCCGAGACGAACCCCCACCTTTTGTTAAAGGATGAGAAGGTGCTGAACAACAACGTAGCCCTCACGGTTGCCTCAGTTGACTCAGCAATAACTGCTACGCTAAGCGCAGCCCCAACAGGCCAGCGTCTTTTCTATACCCAGAGAATTGCGGTTCCTACCGACATTCTCAACATGGATACGTCTATCTATACATATACTGATATCGATCCAATAGTTCGTGGGAAGTTCCTGTATGACAGGCGAGACAACACCTACTTTTTTACAGAAGCCGTGAAGGCCACGCTAACTTATCAGGTTCCCTTTGAGGGAGCCGCTAGTGGCGAGCAGTCATTGCCAGAATATGCTAGGCGATATATTGTAACGAAGGCCGCAAGGGTATTTGCATCAAGACACGTTGGAGATAAGGAGTTAGTGCAGATGGTGGCTCAAGAAGAGATGGAAGCTAGGATGAATCTCATTCATAAGGAATCGGAGAACGCTGACTACAGTATATTCTCCAGTCCACTAGCTTACTATACAGTTTCTAGAGGTAATCCAAGTGGGTTCACCCAACCAGTAGCGTCAGGAAGCTAATGCCAATTGTAAAAAGTGCAACGTCGAGTTTAGCTCAAGGGGTCAGCCAGCAGGCTGAATCCCAAAGGTATCCTTCACAGGCCTCGGAGCAGATCAATGCCTACTCATCTCCTATTAAAGGATTGGTCAAGCGACCTCCATCAAAACATATCAGTACCGTTGCTGTCGATGGGACGGCTGACTGTACCAAGAGTTTCCTACACACTATAAACAGAGATGCTGCAGAGCGGTATGTAGTAGTTGTCAACAAACAAGAGGCAGGACTAAGTGCAACCTATGCCACAAATACAAACCTCATAACCGCTTCGGGGGTAGCTGACGATACCGTGGTGTCCTTCTACCCCACCAATGATGATGATCGCCTTCCTACAGGCTTGAACGCAGGCGAGTCTTACTACGCTCTGTCTGCATCACCATCTTTTGAAGTATCAAAAACCCTAAACGGATCAGCCGTTGACATAGGTGCTTCTAGTTTATCTAAGCTGACTATTGAATCAATCTACGATAACCCAACGGGGCGGTGGATAGATGGTGTGTACACCGTTACCCTCCCAGTCGGTCATTCTTTTGAGGAGGGTGATGTTGTACAATTAAGAGGTTTAACTTCCGACGCTAAAATAATTTTTAAGGAAGACGTATCGTTTAGCTTAAGGAAACCACGTCGAGGCCCCGCTGATGTCGAACAGGACATGGCTTATTACACAGTATCTAATACTGGAGTAGCAGCGGGGGTGAAGGCTTGTGCTGGTGATAAGTTTTACTTAAGTGACCCTCTTTCACCCGGCCTATCTATACAGGACAACTATGGGTTTGTTGTAGATGACGCATGGAAAGACGCGGCGTTAGCAGATATTCATACTGAAGCTTGGGTAATGCTGGGCGATGGTACGTCAGCTAACGGCCCTCACTTTACTTTGTGGAATAACTGGACAGATTCAGGAGGCACGGCTCATCGAGACCGAGTCATGGCTACTTCAGGAGACAACCTTGCCAATGAGATGACCATGAACAAGGCTGACAATTCGGACTTCGACTCCGGGGTACTGGCTGCGTGGTCTGCTAACTTTGCAGAGTTTGAGGTCGGCGACTTGATTCGGATAGGTAGTGAAGTAGATTGCAACAAGCAGATGCGTGCCACTATAGGAAGCAAGACTATAACTGGAATAGACCACCTAGATAATACAGGTTGCTCCTCCATCTTCTTCACCAACCATGTCAAAATGGGTCAACTGTTTGATTCAGTAAATGCTGGGGTGGGAGGCTACTGGGTTCGTTTAGCTTACTGGGGTGACATCACCAACACATCGCCTACTGCTTCTAATCCCAGACAGCTTCAACCAGCCCACTATTCTGCAGCTAAGATAGGTACTGAAGGTGTTGGGGGCTTAACCCTACGGATGGGCGGCGGTGCGCCGGGAGTTTCTGTCTTTGATTTGGAGACAGGAGACCAGAAGGTTGTCAATGTGGAGAGTGGTTTGGATTATCTTACAAGTGCCGAGAACCCCCATACCGATATATCTGCTGTTACAGTTGCTGACTACACCTTCCTAGTTAATAAGAAGAAGGTAGTAAAAGAAGACCTAGAACCAAAATACGTCAAGCGGTATGAGGCTTTTATCGAGGCACGTGTAGCTGACTACGGTAAAGAGTATAGGGTGCTGATTGGCGGTAACACCCATCAAGAAGATTTATCAGGTGCAGCTAAGGCGGTATCAGTTATCGATCTCCAGAAGAATATCGGAGGTGCTAGAGTATCTTCCGGTGCGATACTTCAGGCTAAGGTTGCGGGGACTAGGTTTAATGGGTACACCGTAAGGTTGATACAGCGGTGGCAATGGATCGGGAATTATTCTACAGCAGACCTAAAGCCTAGTTGGCAAAAGAACCCCAAGAGGTTTACCCCTACGGATAAGAAATGGACTGATCTATTGCCACCGCCAGAGTACGTACAGGAGGGCGCAGATAACAAGGTGGCCATCCGTTATGACAAAGACAATAAGAACATCTATTTCTGGCTAAATTATCCGTGGTCTAACTCTGACGATGTAAAAGCCAAGGTAACAACAGTTAAAGATTTACGGGATGCTATCGATAACCACTCTACGCTAAGTGTTGACTGGTCGCTGACTAGGAGTGACGGGGTTGCCTTCGATGACACGACCGACGCAACCGCACTCGCCTACTACTTCCGTAACGTCCATATGGCAGACAGTCCGCCGACAGTCCAGTCCATCACATACACTAAAGGCCGTAACATGCTTGATATTCAGTATAACGTAGGGCCTGATTTTACTATAGGGTCTACTGACAAAATGAAAGCTCAAGCATGGCCGGACAAATATGACAAGCTGTACGAAGGCTATCTCAGTCCATCAGTTGACAGCCACCATCTAAAGAGAGTCTATGGCACTAATACGGCTACTTCGACAACAGCCAGCTACAAATTTAACGAAGGGACGATGGGCGGCACGCTCACAGATTCTGAAAGGCATTTAGTTGATGGAGAATTTTTCTATAAGACGCCTAGGTGGGTAGGTTCCGACGAGCAGATGGCTGTAGGGACTGTTGACATAGCAGAGAAACTAGCGAGCAATGTCCGACTTCCACTAGATGTTGATGGAAAAGGACAGGAATGGGTACAAGGAGGAAGGCGGGCAGATGGAGTTAGAATAGGTAAAACATTTGCTAGTAAAAGCTCGACTCATTACCTGAAAGCTTATGAAGAATGCTTTGGGATGACATCCACCCTAGATGTTAGCACACCCGGAGTTCTACAAAAATTCAGCATTACATCCACGGAAACAAATAGCCGTGTTGACGGTCATACTGTTGATTGGCAAGTCATTCAAGAGGGTTATACAATTGCTGTAAAGAATCCCCTTAACAGTAAGTTTAAGATTACTGTATCAGATGACATTGGTGGTAGAGGGTTGAAGCTGACTTATACCGAGGTGGACGAAGCGGTAGACCTACCTCCTATGTGCCGTCACGGGCATATTGTTAAGGTTGTTGGACAAGCACGTGAAGAGGCTGACGATTATTACTTACGATTCGAGAGCGACTCAGGGAATAGTGACCGCTTAGAGCATGGCCGTTGGGTCGAATGCGTCGGGTATGACCTACCCTATAGGTTTGACAAATCATCGATGCCTGTTGGCTTAGTTAGGGAAAGCAACGGAGAATTTACCCTGAAGGAATTGGATTGGGATGAACGCAGGGCGGGAGATAACTTTAGCAACCCATTCCCTTCTTTCTCAGGAAACACTATTTCAGACATTTTCCTTTTCAGAAACAGGTTGGGTTTCCTTTCAGGGGAGAATGTAATCTTTAGCGAAGCTGGAGAATACTTTAACTTCTTTAGGACAACCACAGCAGCCCTTCTTGATGCGGCTCCTATTGATGTACAAGCCAGTACCACCAAGGTCTCCAATCTTCACAGCGCAGTACCTTACAATGAGAAGCTGTTGCTGTTTAGTGATCAGACACAATTCACCCTCGATGCTGAGCCCTACCTGTCGATCAAGACTGTAACTCTCACACCGTCTAACGAGATAGACACCTTTAAGCTAACTCCGGTTGTTAGTTCTGGCGCTGTATTCTACGCTTTCGGTAGGACAGGTTTTAGCGGTGTAGGTGAGCTAAAGGTTTCCCTTGAGGATTCAGACCAGATGGCTTCTAAAGATGCCACCTCACATGTCCCTAAGTACATCAAAGGGAACATACGGAAGATGGTCACCGCTACGAACGAAGAGGTACTCTGCTGTATAACTGACGACACAACGTCAGCTACGTTGTATGTCTACAAGTTTTTTCACAACGCCCAGAACCAGAAGGTTCAATCCGCTTGGTTCAAGTATACGTTTGGTGCTGGGAACTTTATTACCGACATATCCTTCATAGGAAACACTCTCTACATGATTATTAAGAGAGGCAGTACGCAGTATATTGAATCTCTCACGTTTGAAGATGATCAGGTTGACAGTAATTTAACCTTCCAAGCTAAGCTGGATAGAAAAGTAGATAAGTCTCAAGTTACAGTTAACGCCGGGGGAACTGTTGCAACCCTCCCCTACCTTGTGACTGCTGACACTCGGCTGTTAGATACAACTTCCGCTAAATATTACACCCAAGCAGAAGGGTCAGCGGTAGGAACTAATACCTTCACGATCTCTAACCTCGACCTAAACGCAGCATCTAATTTTTATGTCGGTGATCTCTATACGCTTGAGTACATCTTTACAGAGCCTTTCTTGAAGTCTGAAAAGACCACAGAAACTGGCCGCTTCCAGCTACAGAGGGCTCACCTAGAGTTTGCTAACGCCCGATACTTCGCTGTTGAAGTGATCCACAACCCGCTACTGACGGCCCCCTCTAAATTCTCTTTGACTAATACGTTTGAGCCTAGCTCGATACAGCAGACCCTACTTCAGGGAGATGCTGATCTACAGCAGGGTTTTTACACATTTGCTATAGCCGGTAGGAGTGACGCGCTGCAGCTTAAGTTAACGAATAGCACTCCTTACCCCTCAGATTTTCTGAGTATAGATTATGAAGCTAGATCGTTTTCAAGAGGAAGTAGATGGAGAGGCTAGTTGGGATTTTGGAAAACTCTATGTACAACATGCAACCGTCAGCGACGCCAGACCCATCACAGAACGGTTACGCACCGCTGATCGGAACGAACTCTCTGCCACATCAGGGGAGCCTCCTCTACGAGTGCTTGTCGATGGAATCCAGCAGTCAACTCCTTGCTTCACAGTCAAGATTACTGCAACCGGAGAACCTTGCGGAATCTTCGGTACTCGTGACTCTGGCCATCCCGAAAGCGGTGTGGTCTGGCTGCTCGGAACTGACGATCTCGTTGCCAACAGACTCACCTTTTTACGCCACTCAAGGATGTGGTTAAATGAATTACATAAAAAGTATAGGCTATTGTGGAATGTTATCGACGCTAGGAACGAGTTGCATCTTACTTGGCTGGACTGGCTTGGCTTTGACTTTGTTGAGGAGATAGAGAAGTATGGAGTAGAGCGGAGGCCTTTTATATTATTTAGGAGATATCATGTTTGAAATATTAGACACAGTTCGCAGTTTCTTAACCCCTGCAGGGCCTGAAGGAGTTATGATGGCGTGTGACCCAGTTACCCTGACGGCTATGCTGGTTATTTCTGCAGCCAGCGCAGCCACTTCGTATCAGCAGGCTAACTACGCAGCTAAAGCTACCGAGGCTAAGCAAAAGCAACTGGCTGACTTGTCTGTAAAGGAGACCGCGTTGGCGATATCCGACGCTTCTCTGGAGAAGGACGACACACGTATCGCTGTTGTTAAGGAACAAGCAGAGCTAAAGCGCAAAGGTATCCAACTCACATCTACTGGAACTGTAGCTGCATTAGAAGGAGGAGCCGATGGTGCTGCCCTTGATGCCCTCGTAAATGACTATTGGTCGAGAGAAGCTCAGCTTACCTACGCCAGCCAGACTCAAGCAGACCTCGCTACGTTCCATATCGATAGGGAGATCGAAAGAATACAATTACATGGTGCAGCTAAAACAGCATCTATATTTAGACCTATAAATCAGGCCTCTCCCGGCAAGCACATGTTAGACTTTGCTGGCGATGCCATGCAGATCGGTGGGGATTACGTGGGACAGCGTGGGGCCTTCAAAAAAGTATAACAAAATGGCAGCTAGAAAAAGAATCCTCCCAAGTTCTGATGAGTTAGGGCAAATGCCTAGGTCACCTGTTCGACGTACCCGCCAGTATCCTATTGTTCCCGGCGGTGGAGGGCCTGTAGGACAGGTAGATAGCCTTGCTGGTTCTCTATTAAGGTTCAATAAAGGGCTGGAAGGCTTTTGGTCTGGGTCAAAAGCAAATAAGGATCAAGAGGGCATGGACATGCTTGCCGATATAATCCGATCCAACTCAGTTACAGATGAAGAGATTGCAGTTGAGAAGTACCTCAAAGATAACGGTAAGCCCAACATACTACACCCCGGCATACCTACTAGAGTTGTTCAGTATACTGGGGCTTATCAAGGCCAGAAGGATGTAGCTGACATAACAACCGGCGAGGAGTTTATTAAGTACGCACAGTCGGAACTCAATAATGATTCCGGTATGACTGAAGATGGTCGAGAAGACCCTAGAAATTACCTTGAAAAATTAAGCGATAACATCTACTCGAATTTACCTAACCGGAAGTATGTGGGTAAAACAGCAGGCCCCAACTGGAAGCGTGGGTATGACCCCGCCGTTCTATCGACCATCGACAAACTCGTAGGCCCCCAGTCTAAGTATGCTGCTAGATTTGAGGCAAGAGAGCTTGCTGTCGCCCGTAAGGCAAATATTAACGAAGCGACCTCCGCTCTGGTAAAGGCTTTAGATGGTGAAGAAGCTACCTTGGGAGGACTTTGGGATAGAGGTGACGAGGCTGGTTGGCCTGCTGGCTCTATGGACAGTCTGGCGAAGAAACTTACCGCGATTAGAAGCACCTACCCCTCAGACGCTGGAAGAGGTGTCTATTTTAGGGATGACTTACTGGGTGCTGTTCAGACAGTCTTTAAGACCAAGGCTATCGATCTAGATGCTGACCCTGATAAAGTTGCAGACCAGTTTAACCAAGTTCTAAACCTACGGCACAAGAGTATTGACGGTACGCGAGGAGGTTACGTCTTCAGCCAACTACAGAGACAGCAAGGTATCGTCTTCATGGAAACCCTGTACAATGGTGAGCAGGGGATGTCTCGTCGAAAAGCTGAGAGAGCGGCTACAGATCAAACTTATGTGCAGAAGATGGTTGTTGAAAAAATACTACAGAGTTACCCACAACTAGCAAAAGAACACCCTGAACTGAAGAAGGATGGCCTACGAGCGTGGTCAGATTTAACACCCGAAAACATAGGTGCTGTTATAGACATCGTTGTGGACAGCGAGTGGCTTAATTTAGACCCAAAAATCATTGACCGAGTTGCACAAGGGAATCGGGCTGCTCTGTTCAACGAGGCTAGGAGACTCTACGCTGCTGGTAAGGTACAAGAAATAAATTCTGAAGCTCATCTTGATGTAGAAGCTAACAAGATGGTTAAGCAGTTAATCAGGAATCACCCTCAGTACAAGAAAGCTTTAGTCGGCATCCACGGGGGCATGCGGTCTGCACTAGAAGGCAGCGCAACTCTGTCTGAATTTATTGGTACGATTGCTTCTAATATAGAGCAGAACAAACTGAGCATATCTCCTGAGTTTGGAGTAACCACCGAAGCTATAAGTGGGATTGTTCATGGCATGATTCAGGGTGATGTGTCAGGGGTTGTAGGCTCAAAGAATAGTCCAGCGGCTGAAGAGGCTCGAATATTACTTAACTACTACAAGAACAAGCTCGATAACAATCATGAGTTTAGTGATGCAGATATAAATGCTATACAGAACATCATTAACAAAACTTTTATAGGAGATGAGGATGTCGATGTTCAACTAGGGAAGCTGAACGAGCGGCTGGAACTACAGAAAGGTAACGAGCAGTTCTATGTTCTTTATGACAGAGCGGGGATCATGACGGAAGCTATGATGCCAGAGGTGGGCGGTGACAAGACGGCTTGGGCAACAATCAATACCTACAAGGGGATGACCAATATGGGTTATGGCAAGACTAAGGAAGGTATAGAAAAGATGATCTTTGACTTAGTTCCTGAGAATGATCAACCGAAAGTTTTTGCAGCCTCGGTTGTGTGGATGACTGCTGGTGAAGATTATGATGCCGCACGTAAAGAGGTTACAGAAAGATGGAAGTCAGCAGAGATAAAGCGAGGAACTTCTCCAGAAGAGTTAGACGACAGGTACAGAGATAACGAAACTAAGTTGAGAAACGAAGTTATCATGCAGATGAAGGGTAACCGGGACAGGTACATCAGGATGTTCAATCAACTCCAGAACCCGCCCGACCTTACTGAAACAGATGATGAATCTAGGGTAACCGCGCTGGGTTCTACCCAAGACGAAGCCCTGAATAACGCTGCCACTACTACCCGTATGAACTACGAGGCTAATGTAGAGCAACTCAGCGAGATGCTGGACGCCAACTTTAGCGGGGTAAAAGACGATCCCACTACACCGGATGTAGACGAAAGTGGGGATGCCGTTTTCAATGATTTGAGACCTATGGATACTACTGGTCGAAATGCTGCCGTCGAGTTTTTCACAGGAGAAAATGGAGACGCCCGCTACTCAAGGGCTATTAAGGTCAGAGATCAGTCAGCTACAATTACTGCTAATGTTACAGCTTCTTTAGTTAGCGAACATCATGAACTAAACAAAATCGAGGATGCAGAAGGTCGCCATGAAGATATATCCAGACATAGGGCAAACATTTCGGGCTACCAGAAGCAGTTGATTGCACATAAGTCTACCTACGAAGGAGTTCCTTGGCGGGATTTAGCAGATGGTACGGCCAACTTTAATCTAGACGCATCTACTGGGATTGTTATGGACATTCCTGTAGCAATGAAAGACCTCGATAGAGCTAACACTATTGTGATTGGTTCGTGGGAGGAGAGCATAGAGAGGGGGAAGCTTTTCAACGATCTTGAAAAACGCTTGGATGGCGGGATGAAGAAGGCTGATCTTACAGATGATGATAAAGAGACTATAAAATATGTAGGATTCATTCAGCAGTTCTTAGGTGGAAACCTTCTCGATCCTAATCCAGATATACGGAAAGAAGTGCAGAAAGGTTATGGTAAGTGGATAAGGCATCAGCGCAGTCAGATGATTGCTACTGATCCCGGCAGATTGCCCGACTGGACAAACGTAGCTATTAAGAATGGGCTGCTAAAAACTTTTGAAGAAAGCGGCATACTTCCTGAAGACCTTTCTAAGGGACAGCAGATTTCAAGGCAGAATAACTTTGTCCCTTGGGCCTTCGACGATCCTACTGATTTTCACTACAGGGGCGAGACGTATGACTATGGAACCGCTAGAAAGGTACTAGCTGTTAAAGGCTACAACGACGTCATAGCACATGGTGATTTCTCGATTAAAACAGGAGTTACATCCGAGGAGTTTTTCAAACTATACAACGGCTTAGCTGCTGGTCGAATTGCTTCAGAGCGTTACGATTGGGAACCCGGAAGCTCGTGGACAGACAGCCACGCTTGGGGCCTTATTGGTTTTGGGGAGAGAAAAGGAATCCCCGGTAAGGGAGGAAAAAATGACCACGGTTGGTGGTATAAATTTCCGAGGGCAGAGTCAGTCTTCAAGCCAGACAACGTTTCTAAAGAACAGGTTCTTGTTATCGCAGAAGAGTTAGCCTTAGGAGAACTTGGCTACCAGAACGCTAGAATCCTACATCGATCCTATAGAGATTTAGATGTCTTAATGACGGGAGCAGGGATTACACCGAATAAGAGTGGCCAAGGAAATAAAATACAAGCAGCGGTCAAATCTAAAATACTTCCACCTGCGCTTGGAATAGCTCCTAAGTGGGACTGGCACAAGGATGGTGACGGCAGCGGGCTGAAGCTGACTGGCGGAGACGCTTGGCTTGATGCTAAGAAAAACTTTCGTGCGTCCGTAGCAAAGTATCAGCAACTGTTAGAATCTAAGGTGAGGAGTCCAGAACTCGCCAGAGCTTTTAAGAAGCTATACGATTCTGAGGACATAGGAGTCACTTACGGTAATGAACTAGAGCCGTTTGAACTTTATCCATTACCTATACCCGATAAATAAAATGCCAATAGATACAGGACAATTTGGAGATGAGGAGCGATCTAGGTCGCAAGTAACATCTGATGCTTACAATCGATTAGCTGGTAGGTATAACGAAGATTATTACCACGAACAAGCTGCTAGGAATAGAGAGGGCTACTGGATGCAGAAGCTTGCGTCAGCAGGTCGTGGTGGTCTTAAGCTAATAGAGAATACCGTCAACTTGCCAACTGACTTAGCTGGTTTTCCTAAGCTGATTGAGCCCACCAAAGCGATTGAACGGCGGGAAGGCTGGCAGAATCATCTTCTTGAAAACGTGGTGGATTATGCAGGAGCGTTTATAGGCACGGGTAAAATCAAGTGGCTAAAGGATGTTGGGAAAATAGAAGGCCTTAAAAAAGGGGCAAGGGCTACTAACAAGGAGAAGCTTAAGGGGGCTGCAATCTCTGGGTTGGCCAGAGGATCGGCTGCTGACTTCCTTGCCTTTGACGGTAGTGAAAGTTTAGTGCTGAGTTTGTTAGACCTCCACCCTGAGCTTCACCAACCCTATGATAAAATAACAGCCGTACCGGGATGGGAAAATATGTCTGCTGCTGAATTAGAGGCAGCTACTTATGGTGCTGGTTGGTCTGCAAAGCGGCTTGCAGCCAACTGGGGAGGGCGCATGTTCAACGCTGGTGAGGGAGCCTTCATCCAATCGTTCCTGCAAGTGTTTTGGAAAGCTGCCAAGATCAAGTTCAACAACGATAAGATGACCATTAAGGCTGGAGAAGGCCTTGATCCAAAGATTCAAGAAGGTGTAGATAAAACAGCGGCAGTTGAAAAAAAGCGGAGGAAGGCGTTTATTGACCCGGACAAAGACCTTACCCCGAAGCAGAGACAGGAAAAAGCAGCTTGGACTCACGCCTCACAGAAAGACGCCGCATCTGCTACAGAAGACTTAGCTAAAAAAACGGAGGCAGAAGAAATGGCTCTTGAGAAGGCTAAAGCCGATTTAGCTTCTGCCGGTGAAGCTGCTAAAGGTAAAGAAGGAAAACTTCATGAGGCTGCTGAGTCAGACACGCTGGCTCCTAGAGCGTGGGATGATGCTGAAGAAGCCATAGCTGCTGAGAAACAGGGAGCAACCGCAAGGTCTGCAGAAGATGGTATAGACGATGGTGTCTTTGAACTGACAGGGCGAACCCGGCACAGTAAGGATTATAATCCACATGTCGAAACTGTCGAACAAGTGGCACGTAAGGATGAAGGTTACGGGACACCGCTGGCTCCTAAGGCATCTCCAATTTATCACTATAGCGAAGAGGTAGCTGACAAGGCAGGCATACTTGTCGATACCGGAAGGCTGCGTCAGGTTTGGGATTTCTTCCATGAAGAGGATACGATCAAAATGCTTTGGCGCAATGAGAGCATTCCTCACGGTCGCATGCGGAAGAGTGAGTTCTGGACGGACGGGCCTCCAAAGGGACGCGGAGCAGGCGTCTCGCGTAATTACGACAGAGCGGCCTTCAATAGCTTCGATGAGTTCCAAGCCTTTGTTATAGCTAGAGGCAAGGCCGAGATAAAGTACCCCCTGCTAAAAGGAGAGTCGCTCCCCACTTATCATAACCGATTGGATAAAGCTGCAGCCAATACCCTGAAGAGGCAGGGCCTAGGAAACTTTTGGAAATATGAGTTAGACCCTGTTAAGGGGATGAAGCAGTTTCAGGTAGATTTAGATACCTACCTCAAGCGGTTGTTCAATAACACGGATGAGGCTAAATCAATCTTGGCTGACTTGAAGCTCCTGAAAGAAGGGAAGGCAGTTAACCTGAATGAGATATTCTTAAGGGCTCAAAAGATTCTAAACATAGATTCTACAATGACTGACTCACACTTGAAGTATTTCACTTCGAGGATAATGCACTTCTTTATGAAGAACATGCGTGACGGCTTTGGGAAAGTTACCTCACACAGTAAGCATGATCAACTTGCCAGCGCAATTCAATGGATGGGAGAAGGCTCAAGCCGAAAGTCTGCTAAAGATTGGATTCAGGACGATCTCTTGAATCACATCGATAACATAGCTAGAGCTAACAAATTATCTCCTCAAGGTGTAATCGAACGGATTCGTTCTGGCCGTGGGGACTTTAAGGATTTGTGGCCGGGAATGAAAATCCCTGAGACGCCGCTGCTCAAATCCATGCTGGAGGATGTCAAGGTTACCCAAGAGCTATATATTAGAACATGGGCCTATCGTCTTAACACGGTAGCGGTCATGAAGAAATTCGATCTAGCGGTTGACCGCGTTATTAGGGAGGGTGACGAGGCTGCTGATGGTGTGGTTTCTAATAAATCTTATGCTGAAATGGCAGTAGAGATTGAGAAAGTTGAGCGTCATTTGCATGCTTTCAGAAATCTAGGAACTGCACATGGAAGAAACCTAGCGTCGATGAAGGCTCTTCATTCGGCTGGCTTAGGTGGGCCTGCTGCAGAGAAGGAGATACTGGAGGAGATCATTGGCAGGGGCGGCGGTACAAAGGGGTTACAGCAGTTAGCTGTTAGGCTTAAGGCCGTACGAGATGCACATGGAGGCACAGGCTCAGAAGGGTCTGCCTTTATACAGAAGGACGTCCTGCACAAGACTGTTACAGGTATAGATGTTCACAATGAATACTGGTTGAACTCTATATTGAGTGGTGGCAGGACACAGATTGTTAATGCTATAGGTACTCTACTTCATCTGGTGTTGAAACCAGTAGAGGGGGCTTTAGGAACTCTTGGGAGAGACCCTAAGAATAGGAAGTATTTCATTTCTCAAGGTGTTTATGCAGCCAACCTCATCTTTGACACGATGAAGTTTACTACTGTAATGATGAAGAACCGCACTCAGAAAGCGGTAGGCTCAATCGATGAGAAGCAGTACATGCAGAAAAGGGAGGATATGTTATCCCCAGTACAAGAGAGTCAAAGCTTCAGACAGGCAGACGGCAGTCTAGGCAAGGCGCAACTCATCGATGGTAACACTAACCACGCTGCTGGTACTTATGCTGCTGCCAAGAAGGCGTTCCACTCAGGCAAAAGTGTACTGGAATCTAGAAGTCAGTTATTCGACGTCACACCACACCAAGCTATAAATAGAGAGTTGCTCCCTGAATCAGCTTCTGAGTTAGCTAAGGATTCTCTGGATTACCTCGGTAATATTATACGTATCCCCAGTCGTTTCATGATTGCTACTGATGAAGTCTTCAAACAGATACAGTATAGATCAGCATCTTTAGCAAAACTAACACAAGAGGCACTAGAGAATCTACCGAAGTCAAAGCACAATACGGAAGAGATGACCCAGTATATCGCTGCTCGTTTCCAAGGTTTGATCAGAGGTAATGGGGCTCGTTATACTCCCAAGGCAGTTGAAGACGAGGCAATGACTAATTTCTACAGGGCTGTAGCACGTTCTGAAGAAACTGGGGAAGCCATGCCTAAGGAAATGCTTAAGCGAGATGACTATGTTGCTGGTTATTTTGCTAAAAACTATAAGAAAGACAAAGAGGTTCTTGCTGATTTCGCGATGGATTGGGCTGAAGATACTACCTTCACTAGGGGGTTGGATGTTGATCTACTCCGTATGCAAGAGCATGGACACCTTCAGGGTAAGAAGAGCGTTAACAAGGCTGTACAGGATTTTGTAGCTGACCACTCCTTCATGAGGATTATGGCTCCATTCGTTAGGACGCCTGTTCAGCTAGTTAGTTTCCCACTACGTAGGATATGGCTACCTGATTCCGTCATGCGGGGTATTATAAATAAACCAGACGGGTGGTTGAAGAAAACCCACTTACGAT